ATGCCGCACAATTTAAAGGTAAAGGCGTTAAAGAAGTAAACCTACCAGCAAGGCCATACTTTTATAGTAGTGCTAGAAAGGCGTTAAAAAACCTTTTATTAAGATTAGATAGAACAATTAAAAAAGCGACAAAATAATGCTAGAAGCGATACATTACTTACGCAAAGCGATAATTGAAAGGTTAAATGGCCAGGTTGTTTTAAACGGCCAGGCTTTACCGGTTTATAACAGGGTGCCTAGCAATGCAGTAGCGCCTTACATAATCGTTTATAGCGTTTCTAACAACGAAATAGACCAAAACCAAAGTAGTTATACAATGGAATTGCTTACGCGCGTTGAGGTGGTTACAAGGTTTAATGGCGACAATGGTGGCGAATTAGATTGCAACCTGGCAATTTCTAAAATATTATCTTTGCTAAGAACCAGGACAATAGGGTATTTAGATATAACCGAAGCTGGTTTTAAAGTATATACGAGTGTAAATGAAGGCGTAACGTACTTAACAGACGATTTGAAGGATCATACCTATTATAGGGCGATATTAGAATTGTCAAATAGAGTTGAGCAAATAGCAAAAACCGGGGGCCTACAAAACGAATTACAAATAGAATTACAAAGTTAATATGGCAAAAATAGATTACACTAATAAAGTAGATAACCAAGTAAGTGAATTACCTTCCATTAACAAGGTTACCGCTGCCGATATGAACGAAATAAAGGCAAGTGTTAATGAGTTGTATGACGAACGCGTTGGCTGGGCTAGGTATGACGATACGCAATATACAAGCGCTTCGCCTTACGTTATAACTGGCGATACACCATTTACAGTACCTAATAACGCTGGAGCGGTTATAAACGACGAAATACATAGCACCGTACCTTTTTACAACGCTGAAACTTTAAAGATACAATCTGAAGGCGTAAACGATGTATATATGCTAACCTTTGCATTTAAGGCAGATATAAGCAATGCTAACGGTTATATGGATATTTATTTAGAGGGTGGTAACGGAACGCCATATGAAAGGGTACACCAAACAATAACATTTCCTAAAGGTAATTCTGTGGCCCATACTTTTGCTATAAACTTAGCATATTACGCGGATAGCGACGTAGTTGCAAACGGTTTATCGCTAAAAGCAGAAGCGTCGCACAATGGAAATATTTACGATGTAATTTATTTTGTACAATGTACACAAAAGCATAAAGATTTATAAAAAATGACTACAGTAACAGACCTTAAAATTTACCTACTAAACGCCATAACCTTGGCTTTTAATTTTACGCAAATTGATATATCGTTAAAAATATTGCTTACTGCGGTAGCCATTGGCTATACTTTGCATAAGTGGTATATAATGAACGAGGAACGCAAATTGCAAAAGGAAATGGATAAGCTGCAAAAGGCGGCCCAAAACAAAGGTAAGGAACGCGTTAAAGCAAGCGAGGGAATTATTAAGAATGGTATTGTTAGGAAAACTAAAGAAGTACGAGATGATTTACACAGTAGTTAAATTTTACGCTTATTTTTTAATGGTTGTTTGTGCTGCCGGAATATTTGGCGGTATATATAATTTATTTGCATTATGAAAAACATAATAGCCGGCTGGAAAACTACCTTGTTGGGCCTTGCAATTATAGCGGCTGGAATAGCTTATATTTTTGTTGTGCAAGACAGTAAAGTATTTCAATTTGCTATATTGTTAGTTGTAGGTATTGGATTCTTATTTGCGCCCGATACAATAGTGGACGGCCTAAGAAGTTTAATAAAAAACAATAAGGACAAAAAGTTTTAATTATGAAAGCAGTAATTACTAGAGAAAAACATAGCGATAAGCAAACGCTTGGAACTTTAATTTTAAGAGACGACGAAGGCAATAAATTATTTATGTGCAAAACTTTGGAATTGCCCTGGAATGAAAACAAGCGCAACAAAAGCTGCATACCTTTAGGTAGTTACAAAGTAAGTCTTAGACAGTCTGCTAGATACAATAAACATTACCATATTGAAGGCGTACCTGGTAGGTCTTTAATTCTTATACATATTGGTAACTATTACACGCAAACCAATGGTTGCGTTTTAGTTGGTAAATCAATTGCTGATATTAACGACGACGGCAATATGGACGTAACTAATAGCAAAGACACGCTGCTAAAACTTTTAAAAGTGGCGCCTAATGGTTTTGAGTTAGATATTCAAAAGAAAGCCATAAAGAAAAAAAATGCTTAAATATAGCATAGTAATATTACTACTCTTTACAAGTTGCACTGCCAAAAAAGTTATAACCCAAACTAAAGAGGTTATAAAAAATGATACTATAATAGTAACAAAAGACCGATACGTTACTAAGGCGGTAAACGACACTATTATAATAGAAAGCCCTTGCGATTCTTTAGGCGTTTTAAAGCCTTTTAAGGAACGTTTAAAAACTGCCCAAGGGCAAATTACCATACAATCAAAAAACAACGTTATACAAGCTAATATTAACTTAGACAGTATAGTGCAAAGTATTGAAAAGCGATACGAAAGCAAAACTGTTGATAGTACGCAAAAAAGCGATACGCTAAAGATTAAATACAGAACGCCGGTTTGGCTAGTATTGTCCTTAGTGTTTTCGGTTATTGTAAACCTATTACTACTAAGAATTAAGTTTTAGTTTTTGCTTAACTTTGTAAAAATTATAAAATGGCTAACGAATTAAAATATACTAGCGTTTTCCAAAGCCTATCTTTTGGAGACTTTGGGTTAAGAGTTCTAACAACTGGCGAGGTTAGCCAGGTGGGAGAATATTTTGGCGCTATGCAAGCTATAACAGATAGCACAATTTCATTTATAAGCGATGCCGAAGGTGGCGATACAGATATTGTTAATTTAGATCTTATTGCGGGCCAAACTATTTACGGTAATTTAACCGATGTTACAATGGTCGCCGGTAAAATTATTGCTTATTTACGATAATGCTAGGGTTAGGCACTAACATAGGCAGAATACTACAACAAGCGATAACGTTTGTTAAGGACTTTTGGCAAACGCAAACAAATGATTGGGAAAGTCAAAACACTAATTGGGATAATACATAATAAAAATATATGGCAAGTTTAACAGGACAAACGGTTTCGAGTACCTACGACGGTCTACTAAAAACAGACGATAACGATATTTTAGGGGCTGCTCCTAAAGAAATAACAGATGGGCTTGGTAATGGTTCCGGTATGACTTTAAGTACTACTGGGGACGTTAGTATTGCTGGAGACTTAACAGTTGATGGCGCCATATTAGATTCAAACGGTGTTCCTGGAGCAAGCGGGCAAATTTTGTCTAGCACGGTTACCGGTACTGATTGGGTAGATTTAAGCGAGATTAGCGGAGTAGACGGAAGCGGTACTGCTAACTACATAGCTAAATGGACAGACGGAGATACTATTGGGGATAGTGTTATTTATGATAATGGAACTAATGTTGGTATTGGTACTGCAAGTCCAAGTAGTATTTTAGATATTCAAGGCAATAGCGCATTAACAATAAGAATTGGAAATACTGGAGGAGTAAATGGCTATCAATTAAAATCAAACGTAAGCTCATCTGCTGATTTTGGATTTTTTATAGAGGATTACTCAGGCATTGATTTATATAAAGCACAAGCAGGGGCAAGCGGTTCACACCATTTTTATATAAACGGTTCTGAAAAAATGCGTATTGACTCTACAGGTAACGTAGGTATAGGTACGAGTAGTCCTGCTACTGAATTAGACATAGCTAAAGACATAGATGCTAAATTAAGAATAACATCTACAAGAAATAGTGCTTTTGTTGATGGAGACAATTTTGGTTCATTAGAATTTTATGGAAAAGATACTTCAGGTCTTGGAGAAGGAATAAGAGCAGCTATAAGAGCAAAAGCACAGGGAACTTTTGGGGTAGATACTAATTTAACTTTTTCTACTTCTAATGGTTCAACAGGTCTTGACCAAGAAAGAATGCGTATTACAGATGGTGGTAACGTAGGTATAGGTACGAGTAGTCCTGATTCTTTAATTCATAGTTTTGGCGCAGGTAATGTTGCAAAGTTTGAAACAACAAGTTTTGGAGGAATTAATTTGTCAAGAGAAAACGCAGTTGGCAACAACAGTAGTCATTTTACAATTTCATTTACTAACGCAGATAGCGAAGTAGCTTACTTTAGAACTTTTAATAAAACAGGTGCTACAACAAGCACAGGAACAGGATACGAATTACAAATAGGAACAGTAGGTAGTGGTTATCAAACATTCTATACTAATGCTTCTGAACGTATGCGTATTGATTCTAGTGGTAACGTAGGTATTGGCGAATCGAATCCTGATTATGCTCTTGTTGTTAGTGATTCAGGAACTGCAACATTACAAATTAAAGCAGGAACAAATACTTCTAAAAGTAGACTTTTCTTTGCAGACCAAGCGGATTTAGCAAGAGCGGCTGTTGAGTATGACCACAATAGTGAAGCTTTATCTATTGTTTCTAACGGCGGAGAACGTATGCGTATTGACTCTAGTGGTTTTGTAGGTATAGGAGTCAATAATATGAGTTCTTTCTTTAACCAAGCAGGAAAATTAGTTGTTGGAGGGTATGGAAATATTGGAATGACTATTTATTCAAGTTCAAGCGGTAATAATGTTATTGCTTTCGCAGATGTAGCTGATGGTGCAAATAGTGGTTATACTGCAGGAGGAATGTTGTTATATGCTCACGGAGACGATTCAATGCAGTTTAGAACCAACGGCGGAGAACGTATACGTATTGATTCTTCAGGCAATGTAGGAATAGGTACAAGTAGTCCTGCTTCTGAATTGCATATTGCAGGCTCTGGAGAAGTTTTAAGACTTCAAGCGACTGATGGTGCAGGAACTGCTGCTACTGCAAGAATGGAGTTTAGAGATAGTGGCAATAGCACTCTTGGTTTTTTAGGATATATTTCAAGTGGAAATAGCGATTTGTCAATAGTGAATATTGCAAATGCTAATATGAAATTTTTGACTAACGATACAGAACGTATGCGTTTAGAATCTGACGGAGACCTACACGTGGACGGAGACGTTATAGCATATTCAACTACTATTTCAGACCAAAGGTTAAAAGACGATGTACAAACCATAGATAACGCTTTAGACAAGGTTTCTAATCTTAGAGGTGTATCTTATACTTGGAATAACGGAAACCGTAAAGGACAAAAAGATTTAGGTCTTATAGCACAAGAAGTTGAACAAGTACTACCCGAGTTAGTAAGGGAAAAAGAAATGCCAATGATAGACGGCGGAACTTACAAAACAGTAGACTACGAAAAAATTGTAGGTGTACTTATTGAAGCGGTAAAAGAATTAACTGATAAAGTAAATAAATTAGAAGCTAAGTAATATGAAAGCAAGATTAGAAAAAGGCGAAGTAAAACAATACGGAATAATGCCTAAAGCATTTTTAACGGTAGCTGAATATTTACCTACTATTGAAGGTCATAATTTAGACCCTAATGGAGATTCTTTACCTTACGTTGAAGGACAAATTGTTAAAGACGCCGACACACTTTCAGACGACACTTTAAAACTGTTTGGATTCTTTGACGTTGTTATACCCGAATGTGATTGGAGAATACAGGAATTAACAGATATTTATTTTGACGTAGATGTTTTTAAAAGAGATGTAATTGCTAAAGAATTGCCCTTAACAATAGAAGAGTATAAAGAGCAGTTGTTAAAACATTATGACAATATTTTATTTGGTATATTTTATAAAACAGATTACCATTACATAAAACAACTTGAATTGGGTACTGAAATACCCCAAGATGTTATAGATGCAAGGACTGCATTAAGAACAGAAGCTGAAAGTATAAAAGCAGAAATAAATGCTTTGACTACAAAAGAAGATGTTTTAACTTACGATTTACAAAACTATAATTAACAATGGCAGTACCTAGCAGCGGAAAATTAGAATTATATGGCGATATAGGAACCGAATTAGGAGTGGCACAAAGTAATGTTACTCTACACGGTATGTCGCAAACGGCAGGTTTTACGCCTCCCGATGCTATGTCTGAATTTTATGGGTATAGCCCCATTAACGAACCGTATATAGATTTAAATGCAGTTTCTTTACAATCGGATAGCATTACAAATACTTTTTATTCTAATTCTTTTTCTTTAAGTTATGACGGAACTAAAGTTTATTTTGGCGTAGCATCTTATGGTTCAAGTGTTTACTACCAATATAGTTTATCTACCCCATATAATCTTGCAAATAGAACTTTAGATGGCACAGTATCATTGCCTCAATCTTTTAACTATATTGGCGCTCAATCTTGGTCAAGAGATGGGAGTGTTCTTTACAATGCTGGTTATAGTAACGGCAGTCCTCCAACCCCAGTTATGTCTACTTCATTGTCTAGTAATTTTAATTTACTATCTAGTTCAACAACAACAAGTGATTTGTTAGGCGTAAATCAAAATACTTTTGTTATGGATTGGTCAGGAGATGGAAGTATTTTTTTAAAAAAGTCAGATATAACGGTAGATTTTAATTCACACCAAGTTTATAATGTATCTACGCCATATGATTTAACAACTGCAAACACAACAACTTTTCAAGACGTTGAAATACCAACAAGATTTGTTAGTGGCATACAGGCAAATTCAATAGATTGTCAGTTTTGTAATGCAGGCTATCAAATTTTATGTGTAAATTATTATGGTTATTATCCTAATTATACGAATAGCAAAGCCTCTTTGGTTTCTTACACTTTAAGCACGCCTTATGATTTAACTACAATAACTTTTGATAAAGAAAAAGATATTTCATCAAACATACAGGACAGGGTTATTGGCGGATTATGGGTAGATAAAGTAACTGGCGATATTTATGTGCCAAGATATGATTCCAAAAGATTAGCTCATTTTAAATAAACACTTAATAATAAAAAATAATGAAAAACTGGACAATTTCAAGCGTTAAAGCGCAAGTAGAACAAGACGGATTACAAAACGTAATTCACACAATCCATTGGCGATTAGGAAAACAAGACGGAGAACACTATGCAGATGTATACGGTTCTAAGTCTTTAGCAGCACCTTCTGCCGATAATTTTATACCTTCTGAAGATGTTACTTTAGAAATGGTTAAAGGTTGGTTAGAGGCTTCTTTTGAAGCTGAAGAATTAGAAGCATTAGAAGCTAATTTGGACGCTCAATTAGACGCTAAAATAAACCCTACGGAAGTAGAACTTTCTTTATCTTAGTAAATTATTAATTCTTAAATATAAGTAAAATGGCTAAAAACGAAAAGACCCCAATTACTATTGACGACAAAGAGTATTTTTTTGAAGATTTAACACAAGAGCAGCAAGTTATTATAAACCACATTTCTGACCTAAGTAGGAAAATACAAAGTTCAGAATTTAACCTACAACAACTAAACTTTGGAAAACAAGCGTTTGTAAATGCTTTAAAAGAGGCGTTAGAAAAAGACGCCGAATAGGTTGCTAAAAATATATTATCTTTACAAAAAATATTAATACACAATTTTAAAATATAAATATGGCAACAACAGGAGTATTTAACGGAACAGATTTACTGCTTCAAGTGGAAGGGTCTACAATAGGACACACAACGTCT